GACAAGGGATGGAAAGACGAGTTCGTTTTGATTTTAATTTCGCTCCCAATTTTATTGTTGATATGGAGTGTGTTTAGCGATGACCCAAGCATACAAGAAAAAATTGATATATTTTTTGACAAGTTCGCCAACTTGCCATTCTGGTATCAGTCACTATTTATTGGGGTAGTGGCATCGATATATGGATTAAAAGGCGCAGATATATTTAAGAAAAAATGAACCTAGAAGCATTCGTTTATAAACTACAAAAACTTTTACGTGATGAAGTAGAAAGAAATGTCCAAGTGTTGGCCAGCGGAGGTGTTGACAACATGGAAAACTACAAATATATTACAGGAAAAATACATGCACTAGATGCAGTTTCACAGGAAATCTCTAACCTGCTAGAAGAAAAGGAGCAAAAAAACAATGTCAGAAGCATTACTAAAGAAGTATAAAAAAGAAAACAAAGAAGCAAAAGAAGTCCCCGAAAAAACTAACTTAGAAAAATTACCAAACCCCACAGGATGGCGTTTGTTAGTCATGCCTTTTGCAGTCAAAGAGAAAACTGAAGGTGGTATTATTATTGCACAAGAAACATTAGACCGAGCACGTGTTGCAACACAAGTTGGATACGTATTGAAGATGGGTGATCTTTGTTACAAAGACGAAGAGAAATTTCCAACAGGTCCATGGTGCAAAGAAAAAGATTGGGTGATCTTTGCAAGATATGCAGGGTCACGCATGGAAATCGAAGGTGGAGAAATAAGAATGTTAAACGATGACGAGATACTAGGGACAATAGATAATCCCGAAGATATCTTGCACGCAATGTAATCATAGGAGGATTAACTATGCAAGAAGACGACTTAAAAGTTGATGTCGGTGAGGCTGATGAGCAAGAACAAGAGATTGATCTTGACGCTAAACCGGAAGAACAGGAAGAGCCAAAGGAAGAAATAAAAGTTGAAAAAGCTGAACCAGAGGCTGAAGAAAAACCTGAAGAAGAACAAAAAGAACAAAAAGAAGAACTGAATGAGTATTCAGAAGGTGTTCAAAAAAGAATAGCTAAACTAACTCGTAAAATGCGAGAAGCTGAAAGACAGAAAGAAGAGGCAATCAACTATGCCAAAACTGTTTACGAGTCAGCTAATAAAATTAAGCAGAAATACGAAACACTTGATCAAAACTACAACAAAGAGTTTGAAGATAGGATTAAGTCAAGCATGCAAAACGCACAAGTTAAGCTGAGAGATGCTATAACGGCGGGTGATGTAGAGGCACAAGTAGCCGCTCAAACTGAACTTGCAGGGCTAGCGACAGAGTCAGCTAGACTTGGAAAGATACAAGAAGTTAGAAAAAATGCAGCTGAAGCGACAAATGCAGAGCCAGTTGGCGAGACTCCAGCTACTAGATCAGAGACTACAGCGCCGGCACCAGACCCTAGAGCTGATGCTTGGGCAGCTAAAAACCCTTGGTTTGGCACTGATAATGCAATGACTTACACTGCTTTTGAGATACACAAGAAACTTGTTGAAGGAGAGGGATTTGACCCGACATCAGAAGAATACTATTCTGAGGTCGATAAAAGAATAAGACTTGAATTCCCACACAAATTTGATAAGAATAGTGTAACTACTGAACAGAAAGAACCTGTTCAAAATGTAGCAAGTGCAAAACGTCCGGCCGCAAAGGGACGCAGAAAAACTGTGAGACTCACACCATCACAGATAGCAATTTCTAAAAAACTAGGTGTGCCACTTGAAGAATATGCGAAACAACTAATCGCGAAGGAGGAATAGGCATATGGAAAATGAAAAAATAAAAACTTCCCGCGCGAGTGCAGCTAGGGTTAAACAAGAAAAACCCAAAGTTTGGACTCCTCCATCATCACTGGACGCACCACCTGCGCCAGACGGATATAGACACAGATGGATACGCGCTGAGAGCATGGGTCAAGACGACACTAAAAACATGTCCGGCAAAATAAGATCAGGGTGGGAGCTCGTAAGAGCAGACGAATATCCTGATTCAACTTATCCAACTATGGCAGACGGAAAATACGCAGGGGTAATCGGGGTTGGTGGCCTATTGCTGGCTAGGATACCTGAAGAGCTCGCAAAGTCTCGTGAAGCTTACTTTCAACAAGTAACGCAAGATCGAAACGACGCTTTAGATAACGATGTCTTGAAGGAACAGCACCCAAGTATGCCGATCAATCAAGAGAGGCAGACTCGTGTAACTTTTGGTGGTACAAAGAAAGACTAATTTTTTAGTAATTCCTACCCACTGCTAACAATAAACCTTTAAGGAGGATAACACTATGGCTAATGTAGATAGCCCTTTTGGTCTAAGACCTATTGGTAACACTGTTGGTAGCTCTGACTTTCAAATGACGGAATATCTTATTCCGGACAACGAAGGCACTTCAATCTTTCAGGGAGATCCTGTAGAGATTGACGATAACAATGCTGGATTTATCGCTGTTCAAGAAGCAACGACAAATGTAGACAACATTGGTGTCTTTAATGGATGTTTGATTGACAGCGACCCTTCAACAGGGAAGCCTAAATTCTCTAACTTCTATTCTCAAACGAATATTACGCAGGGAAAAATTAGAGGTTTTGTATTTGACAACCCGTATCAAAGATTCTTGATACAAGGTGACTCAGCTACAAACTCTGCACAAACAGACGTTGGTAAAGTTGCTGACACTGTTGCTACTCATTCAGGTTCAACCACTACTGGTATTTCCGGTGTTGAGTTGGATGTGTCTGACCTAGAAACAAGTGACGGACAGTTAAGAGTAACTGGCTTTACTGGCGATCCATCAAATAACGAACTAGGCACAACTCATACGAACTACGTAGTGTATTTCAATGAGCATGCTTATAACCATAACGAATAATAGCAGGAGGATTTAAATCATGGCTATATCAAGACAACAACTAGCTAAAGAGCTAGAGCCAGGTCTGAATGCATTATTCGGACTTGAGTACCAAAACTACGAAAATCAACACGTTGAGATTTTCGATATAGAGACAAGTGACAGAGCTTTTGAAGAAGAAGTAATGTTATCTGGTTTCGCAAACGCTGCTGTTAAGTCAGAAGGTGCTGCAGTTACTTTTGATACTGCGAACGAAACTTTCACTTCTCGTTACACACACGAGACAGTTGCTCTTGCTTTCGCAATCACTGAGGAAGCAATCGAGGACAACTTGTACGACAAGATTTCGACTCGTTACACAAAAGCACTAGCAAGATCTATGGCTAACACAAAGCAAATTAAAGCTGCAAACGTTCTAAACAACGGATTCAGCAGTTCATTCCCAGGCGGTGATGGTAAGGAGCTTTTCGCTACTGACCACCCTACACAATCTGGTGACGCTAAGAATGAATTGTCAACATCTGCTGATTTAAGTGAGACTTCACTAGAACAAGCTTTAATTGACATTGCTGCGTTTACAGATGAGAGAGGCTTAAAAATTGCTGCTCGTGGATTGAAATTAATCATACCATCAGAGCTACAGTTCACAGCTGAACGAATCATGAAATCAGCAAATCGTGTCGGAACTGCTGACAACGATATTAACGCATTAGCATCTAAAGGAATGATCCCACAAGGATACGTGGTGAACAACTTCCTAACTGATACAGATGCGTTCTTTATCAAAACAGATGTTCCTAACGGTCTTAAAATGTTTGAAAGAGCACCTATCAAGACTGCAATGGAAGGTGACTTTGACACAGGTAACGTAAGATACAAAGCTAGGGAAAGATACAGCTTCGGCTTCTCTGACTGGCGTGGTATGTTCGGATCACCTGGCGCGTAAGCGTAGACACAGAACAATAAGAGGGCGGCTTCGGCCGCCCTTTTTATTTGCAATCCCTAAATTAAAAGCGTATATTCGAAGCACTGCGATTATTTAGCTAGTATAGACGCGCGCAGTCGACGGCCTAGAGACTATATTAGCGGAAACTAGGAGGATTATTACCATGGGTAAAACTAACTTTTCAGGTCCAGTAAGATCTATGAGAGGGTTTGTGACTGCAGGTCCAGACTCAGTTGTAGGTATTACGGCAGAAACAACTTTAACTTTTGCAGATCATGCAGGTAAAGTTATAGAGATTAACGACGCTGACGGCGCGGTAACTCTACCAACCATTGCCGCTAACAGTGCATCAGCTGTTGCTGGTGCTGACGATCTAAGTGTAAACAGTCACATTGGTGCTGTTTATAAATTTGTGATCGGCACAGACTGTACAGATTGTGATATTAAAACAGACGGAACTGACAAATTTGTTGGTCACGCAACTGTTGTTAATGTTGCAGACGGCACTAATAGTTCATTTGCACCTGCATCTAGTAACGATGTTATTAGTATGAATGGTGGCACTACTGGTGGAGACAGAGGTAGCACAGTGACAATCACGGCTATTGCTGATAACGAATACTTAGTAGAAGCTGTACTAATTGG